CTATCGAAGAATTACCGCCCTTACCTCCGTTTGAGTGGCCTGAAGCAGCACCACCCCCACCACCGACTGTAATTGTGTATGCATCGGCAGAAAGAGAAAAAGATGCTGCAGTTTTAAAACCTCCAGCACCACCTCCACCGCCAGAACCTCTGGCACCACCACCACCTCCAGCAACTACGAGATAATCAATATTATTAACACCTATCGTTGTAAAAGTAAGAACACCACTCGTAGCAATCCATTTGTACCAAGTGTACCCGTCAGTAACACCTGTGCTGGCATGACCAACGCTGGTAAAAGAGCCACTTAAATCACCTGAATAAGAACCAGAAGCTAGTAGATAGTTAGTAGAAGGCCCATCATCTATACCAGAAATATCTGATACATGAGCATATTCATCAATGACTTGGTCTTGCAGGTTGTACTTTGCAAGTGAACCATTTACTGCTGTCTTGAAGGCAAGGAGTGCAATGTTTGTTTGTATTTTGTTATCATCATAGACAGCAGCATCCAACTCTGCCTGAGTAGCAACGTCTGCCGCAACCAATGCGGCTGTAACTTGATTTGCTCCAACATGAGCAGTATCTATACTCCCATCTGTATAATGCTCACTATCTAAAGCATTATCAACAATCTTAGCCCCAGTTATACTATTATCTGGAATGTCTGCACTCGTCAGTGGGGCTGCCCCCGGTCTGCGTCCTAGTGTTGCCATTAGGTTATCTCTAAAAAGCTCATTATCACATCCACAGAGGATGCTGTGTTTGAAGTTATTATTATCTTGTCTCCTGTCATAAGCACCACTTTCTGGTCACCTCCGAGAATTATCAGAGAACCTCCTGTTGGTATCGGTGCATCTTTGACTATGTGAGTTGTATTACTGCCGTCATTCAGGGTTGCAGTCACAGATATAACAGCAGAGGTTATATTTGCCAGTGTCATCCCGATCAGTGTGGTCTGGGTACTGCTTGCCACAACTGCACCAACATCCACTGCACTTGTACCAACTGCCCTGAGTGTACGATTCTTAAATGTGTTTGCCATAATTATCCTTTTATTTCAATTAGTTATCAACCAAGCGCAATCGCCATGGCTACTGCAACACCTTCAGAAATAGATGCTGATGCTGCGGACTTCGCTGCATGGTGCAGGGCTGAATAACTGGAACCTGTGACTGCGGAATCTTCTGCCTGTACTGCCCAATCCTTTGCTGACCCTACTGCTACAGTTGTACCAAGGGCATACTCCTTTGCTGAATATTCAGCGTTATCTACAATTGCACCTGTCCTTGTTGCCCAGTCCTTTGAGGAACCTTCACCTGATACACCCCTGCCTAATACACCAACGGCCCACTCCTTTGAGGACATTTCACCAGAAGATGCTCCTCGTACATCGGCTGCTGTATATATGGCCCAATCCTTTGCAGAACCTCCAGTCGATGCTGTAGTTCCTATTGCAAATTCCTTTGATGACCAGTCAGCGTTGTCAACAGTAGCCGCTAATCTGGTAGACCAATCCTTTGACGAGCCTTCACCAGATACTCCTCTACCCTGTGTACCTACTGCCCATTCCTTAGAAGACATATCTCCTGAAGAACCACCTCTTACATCGCCTGATGTGTATACAGCCCATTCCTTAGCAGACCCATCATTTTTATGTGTGGCTGTACCGATAGCCCATTCCTTAGAAGACGCATCTGTAGCAGTAGTGGTTGGAGTTGTAGCTAACTGTGCCCAGTTCTTGGATGAACCCCCTGCGGCTAGAACTGAACCTTGGGAATATTCTTTTGCAGAATACTCTGCATTATCAACAGTTGCTGTAGTTCTAGTTGCCCAATCTTTTGCTGATCCTTCACCTGCTACAGTTCTACCTAATGTACCTACTGCCCACTCCTTTGAGGACATATCTCCTGAACTCCCGCCAGTTATATCTGCACCAGTTTGTGTAGCCCAGTTTTTAGAAGAACCACCTGTGGAAGTCTGTGTTCCCTGTGCGTACTCCTTTGAACTAAAGGTAGTACTAACTGCGGCTGATGTCTTTGTAGCCCAATCCTTAGATGATCCTACTGCGACTGTCGTTCCTGTAGCATACTCTTTTGCTGAGTACTCCGCATTATCTACCGTAGCGGCTAATCTAGTTGCCCAATCCTTCGATGATCCTTCATTTGCCTGAAGTCTACCAAGTACCCCTACTGCCCACTCTTTAGCAGACATTTCGCCAGAACTTGCACCACGAACATCTGCTGCTGTATAGATAGCCCAGTCCTTTGCTGAACCTCCTGTAGAAGCCGTTGTACCTACTGCCCATTCTTGTGCTGAATAACCAGCATTATCTACTGTAGCCGCTAACCTAGTTGCCCAGTCTTTTGAAGAACCTTCTCCAGATACCCCTCTACCTAGAACACCAACAGCCCACTCCTTAGCAGACATACTTCCTGCGGAAGCTCCTCTTACATCTCCTGTTGTATATATAGCCCAATCTTTAGAAGAACCTTCATTCTTATGTGTTGATACTCCAGTAGCCCATTCTTTTGCTGACGCATCAGTAGCTGTGGTTGTAGGAGTCGTAGCTAGTTGTGCCCAATTCTTAGCTGATCCTCCTGCCGCTAAAACTGCACCTTGAGCGTATTCCTTTGAAGAGTACTCTGCCGTGTCTACCTGTGCTCCAGTAGATATGGCCCATTCCTTAGCGGCTCCTCTTAAGTTAGTGGTCGTTACTTCCGTACCACCTATTGCCCAAGACTTTGCGCTGTATCCTACATCTGATGCATTGGTATCATTCGTTACTGCATCCGTTGTAAGTTTAGCCCAATCCTGTGCCTTTGCTGCTTGGTGCAGGGCACTGTATCCTGCGTTACCTAGTGAGTCGCCTATTAATGAATGTTTTGCTTTAGTTGCCCATTGGAATGCATCATCTGCATTAATGAAGAGTGACCAGTACGTTGTATTAACTACCGGATTATTACCAGTAGCTGCTGTATGCTGTACATTAACCACATAGAGGTTACCGTTTGTGTAACGTACACAGTCACGTACCTGATATACATCCCCAACAGTCCATAGACCCTCATACGTTAGACCCGGTACACCAGCGGGGCCGGGAGTTGCTACTGTAACTTGATTTGCTGCCATTAGTTAAGTTCCCTTACTAGGTTTACTTTTCCTCTTAAAACCTTTGCATTTGTTGTTGCCTGTGTTAGTTCAAGGTCATAGAATGCCTGACCGAAGTCATAAGTGGCTGTAGTTCCAAATCCTATGTCTACTGAAATATTTGCTCCTATTTTATAGAAAGTAATTGAACTATCTGTAATTGTATCCCCTGCTACTGCATCATATGTAAAGGTTGCGGCTGTTGGTGTAGATGTTATTTCAAAGGCACCGTTATATTCTTCAGGAGCCGCTCCTAAAATTCTTACAAATTCTCCAACATTGTACAGGTGTTCCCCTGCACTGATCGTTACTGTTACTTCAGATTGGCTGGAATCTACGACAATAGTTCCTGAGTTAGTCAGTCCAATACCACTACTTAGTGTAATCTCTCCAGAGGCTGTAGTCAAACTATCTATGGCTGTGGTGTCTAAGTATGACTCCTTGATATTCATTAGTGCCGTGTATCCGGAGGACAGATCAAATTCCAGACCTGCTGAGTCCTTGTAGGTTACAGCAAGTGCGTAATCGCCGCCCTGTTCTATTTCAATGTTGTATACTCCTGCGCTCATACTACTTTTTATCCTTTACCCAGTCACCATATAATTCCAACCACTTTCTAGGGTCTTCCTCATATAACTTCCGTCTTTCTTTAGTACTTGGTTTATAATTATCAGACCTCTTCTTGGCCCACTTATTAGCTTCTTTCTCTGTATCAAAGACCTTGAGAGTCTTCCCCTTATTTTTACCAGAGGATGGTCTAACATGCCACTTACCGTCTATCTCCCATGTTTCTGTTACTTCATGCATTAATAAAACCCTCTTGACTCCAAGAGTCCTTTCTTTTGCTTCTTCTTTATTGCCTTGTGTTCAGCGTAAGCCTTTTTACGGGCTGCTCCAGTCTTATCTTTGTAATGTACTGGCATATTCCTCCTTACATGTTTCTTTGATAACTTCTTAGCAACTTCTGGTTTCTCTGCATACAGATACTTCCTCTGCTTGTCTGATGCGAAAGGCATTATCCTCCCAGTCTTATCTTTTTCTTTTCAAAACTGGCCTTCATCTCCCTCTTTTTCTTTTCAAAACTAGATTCCTGTTCCCTCTTATTTTTATCAAAACCAGAGAGAATCCTCTTCTTCTTTTTAGCAAAGTCAGACTTTATCTTCTTACCAAAATCGTCTGAGGATGTCCAATCACCAAAACCGCTTTTTATTTGTTTCTGTACTGTACTGTCAGTTTCTCTTTGAGCCTGTTTCTGTACTGTATTATCAGTTTTTCTTTTAGCCTTATCTTTTAACCACTTTTTAGCTTTTTCCTTATATAATTCTTCATATTTTTTAGGTGCCGCCATACCTATTTCCTTATTTTCAACAGGTTCCTTTTTAACAGATTCCTTTTTAACAGGTTCCTTTTTCTTAACAGCTTTCTTTTTCTTAGGCCGCACCACCTCTTCCTGTACTTCTTTCATAATAGCTCTTTTAGATTCTTCAGTCTCTGGCATATATTCTTTTTTAAGTACCTTCCCTCCTCTAGTTTGTTTTGTATATGTACTATCAATGGTTGTATCTGTATCCGAAGTCTTAGTGCCTCTACCTACAAGAGTCTTGTGCTTACCTCTTACCTTCCTTCTATAGGTATCACTTCCTCCCTTTTTATCTGGGAAACTCATGTGTTTATCTATTTGTACATCTACATCATCTCCATACGGAGTCCTTATTGCTCGTTTTTTTGAACCTCTAACTGCTCCCTTTTTACTCTGCCTATATGTATACGTATCCCCTGAACCAGATTTCGTTTTTTCCCCTTCCCATTCAATTCGCTTATCCTTGGGCAAATTTTTAATAGTGTTAGCAGACATATATAGAGAACTTAATGACTTGTCACTCTTTGGGATTTTTCTTCTTTCTGTTGGCATATTATTCCTTCCTATTCGCTGTATATTTTTTTGCGTTTTACCGTTGGTTTTCTGACATCACTAGCTTTACCACTCCAAGTAGATGTTTGTTCATGACCTATAACTCTTTTTTTAGGCTTAGGTTTAGGCTTAGGAGTAGGTTTAGCCGCCATTTTATATCTCTTTCTCCAACTTTCTACATCACCTCCCTCAACAACATTCTTTGCCATTGTAGCTACCTTATACTGTGACGATCCTGCTTTTCTCATAGAAGGCCCATACTTTTTAACCAGTTTGTCCATCCTTGGACTCCTGCCACCTATGGCTTTCTTCTTTTTAGGAGCGGCTTTAGGAGTAGTTTTAGGAGTAGTAGCTTTGGGAGCGGCTTTAGGTTTCCATTTTTTTACGTTTTTATACTTTTTTTCGTACTTTACTCTTTGTTTTTTTAACCAATCTTCATCACTTTGACTTCTTACATCACTTCTTGCACTTTGCTCAGTAGAATATTTTTTACTTGTAAAAGTAGTTCCATCCTTCTGTGTTCCAGTATATTGATAACCTTCCTTACCGTCTTTATCTTTTACTGTTTTAAAGCTATATTTTAGTGTAGGGGGTTTTTCTCTAGCCATTATAAACCTCTCTTTTCTAGGAGTCCTTGTGTTTCATTATCCATTGCTGTAGGATTCTTTCTTCGCTTTTTATGTTTCTTAGGTGCTAATTCATATTCTCCTTGGGCATTCTTTCTGACTTTTTGTGGTATTTGATACCCCAATGCTTTGGAACCATAACCATCTTTATCTACATATACCCCATGTTTATTCAAGGTGTACTTTTTATCACCAACCATTCTATAATTCGTTTTCTTCCATTTATGCATTACAGACTCCTATTGATTACAAAACCTGATTGGTTACGGCCCTCTGATAACGCTCCTGATGTTATACCTTCCATTGTACTCGCTTGTGCCACATTTTCCAAGAACTTCTGTCTATAGTATCCTGACTTCTCTACATTACGTTGCTGTGACTCTTTGAGGTATGCCCTCTCCATAGTACCCCACACTATACTCTCATGCCAATACGCATTCACCTGTGGAGATGTGGTATCCAATGCCAGTGAGTTATCCTTTGGTACGCCTCGTACCTTGAGTGACTGAAAAACCTTTGTTGTTGCATCCTTGTCTACATACAAGTCCTTTGTTGCCTTTGGTAATGGGTATATCCTGAAGGTGGAAGCAGTCCTGTTATTAAAGACTGCACCCTCTATTGGGCCGTTCTGCTCACGCCACCGGGGAGTGTTATCTGTTGAGGTTGCTATAGATGAGAATGCGTTTGGGTGAAAACCCATTGAGGATTCCAGCATAAAGTGTCTGCTTCCGCTGGATGAAGCTGCAGCATTTAACTCTGACTCTGTAAAGATATTTAGTTCTCTGCCGTTTATACTGACAGATACTATCTCTGCTAATGTGGAAGGAATTGTATAAGAGGGGCCAACCCTGAAGACAGAAACGCTGGAGTCGGTTACAGAACCGCTAGTCGTTATCTGATATGTAAAGGTTAGTGTAGTTGGAACAGCAATAATGAATGTCCCAAGGTACTGACTTGGAGCACCGTCAACAACATTAATAGCATCACCGTCCACGTATCCGTGTACAGAACTAAAGGTAACAGTTGCCGTCTTACTGTCTGCGGTAAGCACACCTGTCTTTGTTGCTTCCCCTATAACAGCTCCAGACGATCCATTAGTTGCGTAACCTTCTACTTGTGGGTACCGAACTCGTCTTGTAAATTCATTTAAAGCATCATTTATGTATGTGTTAAGTTCACCATCTGTCCAATGCTTATTTGCTGAATCCTGTAATGATGTTTCGACACGCTCTCTTATTTGCTTTCGATTCATTAATTCTGGTCAAGGTCAATCACCTCATGACGCTCTAATGCACCGTCTAAATCTTCCTTAGTTATTGGTTCAGATGCATCATCAAATTCGACACCTGCCTTCTGACCAGTCTTAGGCCATTTTTTAACTGTAAAAGTGAATCGTCTGTTAGACCTTGCGGTAAGACCCTGTGACAAATCCTTCTGGAAGTAATCGGTTGTAATAGCATCATTCAGTATGTTCATGTGTTGGAGAGGTATAATCCTGTCTGTACCCCTCGGTATAACTATTGTCCAATCTCCATGTGTCACTGGTACTGGCCCCATCTCAGTATTATCTTTACCGTACTCGATATTGATTACAGCATGACCTTCTGGAATAGCATTACCCTTTTCCCATTCGGCTGCCATCTTCATACCATTAGGGAGGATTACAAAACGACCCTCTCCTGCTGGTGCATAACCAGAATCCCTCTTCTGTTTAGGCAAACTTTCTGTTGGTAATAAACCACCTGCTATGGACATATTTTCTCCTTAATCTCCGTTGTTAAAAAGTGGGTGACCGGAGCCACCCACTACTGAATTATACTACTAGGCTAAATCTGCCTGAAGCCAAACTATATTGGCATCAAAGACATATTCAACCCACCAATGAAATACTCCTGCTGTCTGGGCAGCCCCAAGAACCAGCGTTCCAACTACTGGAACAACTTTTTCTCCTGAGTCTGACCATGCGGCGGTTGTACTTGGTGCATAAGTATATGTTGCAGAACTTGTCATTGTGGGAGGCATTCCCATAATTTCAACACCTGATGTTACAGCGGCATCTACAGTACCCCGTGATGGAGTTGTATATCCTGCTGTTTCTATGTCGACTGAAAGAGCATAAGCGTTAGGGTCGGCTGCTGCTGCTACGTTTACCATAGCTGCATCAGTCTGTAATGTACCTAAAGCATGACCAATTTCAAATGTATTATTACTTGAAGTGGTTGTTGCAGCATCACTAACTATAACAGCAAAACCGCTAATACGTGCTTTTTCTGGGACAAAGAGAACACGCTGATACGTGGCTATTGCCCATGTTTGACCGTCTGCAAAGTTGATTGTGTCAACCTTGCTCATTTGAGGTGAATTGACAATATTAGTTTTAATAGAGTCCATAAATTTTCCTTATTTAATTGTGAAGCCCCTCCCATTAGAAGGGGCTGTTTATGTTATGAAAGTTTAGTACAGGCTACTTCCAATCTGTACATCCATAAATCTTGGAGGATAATACAGGAATAGAATGTATCCCACGCAACCGTACCACGCTGTCCTAGTGGATCACCGGGGCCGGGTTTCGGCATCACGACTTTTGAGCGGAGTGAATCCATTCCACCTAAAGTTGCACAACCAATAGCGTCCTCTGCGAAAATCAGTATAGGATAAACATCAGAGTTTGTTCCAGTTGTAGATACACAGTTTGCAACACCATTAGTGTCACCTGCATCTTTAAATGGAACTGCTTGAGTTGTGGTAATAAAACGTACTCCCTCTACTCCACCAATCTCACCTTCAATTACATCGCCTTGATCAGAGTAATTCTCCACGGATACGAAACCCGGAAGTGCCTGAACATCCTGACGAAGGTCAGGGTGGCAAATTGCAGGTATGAAAGGTTCCCAATTGTGGATACCCCGATTGCTGAAG